CTTCGGCCTGCGCTTGCGCCTGTTGTGCCAGCTGCCGCCCGTAGCGCCAGCCCTGGACGTGCCAGGCCAGCGCCACGGCCACCAGCAAGGCGAACGCACCCAGCCCCAGTTGCCATCGGCTCAACACAGCACCTCACGTGCCCGCGCCCAGAGCTTCAGGCGGTCCTCCAACCCGTTCAGGCCACCATTGATATGGCGCGTGATGCGGTTGAACTCGCCTCGGTCGGCGAGGGCATTGAGCCCGCGCGAATGCCAGAACCACGCCGCCGATTCACAGGCCCAGCGCGGCTGTTCGAGCAGTTGTGGCTGCGCCAGCAGACGCTCGTCGCCGAACAGCGCACGGCTGCAGGCCTGGTAGTTGTTGCGCCCGGTGACCTGGATCAGGCCCCGCCCGCAATACAGCTGGCCGTCACCATCGGCTTGGGGGGTGTTGCCCAGGCGCAGGGCCAGGCTGCCGGTGTCGTAGCGCGCCAGGTAACGTTCGCTGCCCAGCTCCTTCACGTAGCGGAACTGCCCCGACTCATGCCCGACCTGGGCCAGGAAAGCCGCCACGCGCCTGGGGTTGTCGATCTCCCAGCGTGGCAGCGTGACATTCAGCGCCGAAAGAAAAAACGCCCGCGACAGGGCGGGCGTTGGGCAGGATTTGTAGCAATTGTGGTTCGGTAAGCATGTCAGACCTCCTTCCTTGTGTGCAGGGAATGCCCCTTCAAGCCTTGGCCGCCGCCTGGCGCCGCGGCGCCACGCCTTTGGCCTTCACCTTGCCCGCCTTGCCGCCATTGCCTTGCACCGTGGTGCGCCAACCCGAGCCGGTCAACACGTGCTCCACCGCGTCGATCTGGTACTGGCCATCAAGGCCGAGGGCAAAGCCCTGCAGGTCGATGCTGCGTTCGGCGAACAGGTCGGTGCGCCCGGGCAGGTCGAGGCGCACGTTGGCGGTATCGCGGTTGAAGCTGGCCAGGCGGGCCTTGGCCGCCTGCTCGGCGGCTGCGCGGTTGGGGTACAGATGGCGATCGGTATGCACCGGCCGCCCCTCCTCGGCGGCATCCTCATTGCTGAGCTCGACCGTTTTCAGCTCGCCACTGGCACTGTCCTGATGGCGCGTGCGCACCGCCTTGCGCGTGGCTTTGTCATCCAGGCGAAAGTGCCACTGGCTGACGTCGCTGCGGGCAATATTGACCACATCGAGCGGCTTGCCGCTGGCGCTGCGCCCTGCCTGGCGCGGCAGTACCAGCAACTGGCCGTTGGCGAGCTTGGCGGTGCAGTCGTACTGGCGGGCCAGGCGGGTGATGAAACTGAAGTCCGATTCGTTGTACTGATCGACCCGCGGTACCTGCCGGGTCACCGGGCAGATCGCCTGCCAGCCATTGCGGGCACCGATCTCGGCGACGATGCGCTGCAGGGGCACGGCCTCCCAGCTACCGCTGCGGATGGTCCGGCCGCTGCCACGCAAGTCGCTGGCCTTGCCGCGTATCACCAGGGTATCGGGCGGGCCGGACAGCTCCACTTCGTCCACGGTATAACGGCCAAGCAGGGTCAGTGGCTGCCCGGCGTAACCCAGGTACACCTCGATCACCGCGCCACGGGACGGCAGCGCCACGGCGCCGTCACGGGCATCGATGCGCAACTCGAAGTCGTCGGACTCCATGCCGGGTTTGTCGGTGGTGCGCAGCAACAGCAGACGGTCGTTGATCAATGCCGTGATGTCCTGGCCATCGGCCTGGATGCGAAATTGCGGTTGCATGGCATCAGTCCCAAAGCTGTACGGTGCTGGCCGCGGCTGTTGCTACGTCAGGCAAGCGGATCGTCACCCCGCTGCGAAACGGCTGGTGCTCATCGGCCAACCCCTGGTTGGCTTGCAGCACGGCTTCGACGCTGCCGTCGAGGTGCCCGTAATAGTGGTGACAGAGGGTATCGAGCAGGTCGCCCTCAGACGTTTTGCAGATCTTGGCCATAGCTGACGAACTCCAGTGAGAAACCTTGTTTGCGTGGAATGCCGCCGGCCAGCAAGGCGCCCTGTTCTTCCTCGATGCTGGTCAGGCACCACGTACCCAGGACTTCGCCGTAACCGGTGGTCAGCGACAAGGGCAGCAGTTGGCGGCCGATGCCGCGCAGCGCCTGCAACTGGCCGAGGCCGCCCTTGAAGCCGGGGAAGATCGCCCCGCGAATACTGATGGTTTCCTCGCCCAGGCTCACCGCTTGTTGCGCGCCGTCGCGGCTCAAA